CATTGTAGAACCAACCTCAACACAAGACGCATTATCCATAAACAAACCATTAAAGGCTTGTACCTGTACCTTACCTTCAAACATCATAACTAACAGTAAAGCATACATACTAAAACCAACTCTTCACTTGATCAATAATAGCTGGGCCATGCTCTGAAGCTAAGCTTACTACTTCACCAATAGCTGCCATACTGATAGTTGCTACTGCTATAAATTCAAAACCTGTCATGTTACTTCTCCTTAGGGTTTATGTTAAGTCTACTATTTCGCAAACATCACCAGTGCAAGCCATAGTCTGCATTGCTACCGTGTTATCCTCGCTTTCATACTCAGAGAGTTTAGACCAATCTATCTTCTCTGGCATCTCTGACAAGAGTACTTGATACTCTTCCTTATTGCAATCCTGATATGGTGCTTGTTGATAAGTATGGTCAGAGTGTGGCAAGAAAGACACACCACTCATCTCATCAAAGTGTTCATACACAAATGCACCTACAGACATCCACTCTTCATCCCGTACTGAGATCGTTACGCTTGGCTTATGTTCGCACCAGTGACGCTGATATGTAAGCCATGTCTCTAGTTGTTCAATGGCAGTCATATCATTACGTGTGATAGCTCCTGCTGGTGCTTTGACAGGGAAACTAAATACAGTTGTACTGTCACCCTTCTGCATACATGGCTCATTAGGTACGCCACTGTCCTTCATAAACTGTGTTAGCGGATCATTGTTATCAGCCCTAACAGTACGGATGTAATAGGAACTGTGGCGAGCATGTATGCCAGAGGCACTATCCACCAGTTGTGATACTGTGCCTGACGGTTTGACACATGTAATCGCAGCAGCAACAGGTATACCAAGACGGTCAGCCCATTCAGCATTAGTAGAAACAGCAATCCCACGAAGGTGTGCAAGGGTCTTCTCCAATCCTCTATTAGCAGAGGTCATCAGTGGGTTGTCCATTATTCCTGTAAGCGACACACCCAGCAAACGCTCCTCTTCTGTGTTCTTGTTCCACACCTTACGCAAGTATGGAAACTTGGTGTAGGTGGATTGTATGGTTCCCAGAATCGTAGCCAAGCGAACCTTTTTTTCCAAGTCTTCAATATTATCTGTTGCACGTACAACAACTTCCGTAAGATTACAGAACTGATACGGACGTAAGATGATTTCGCTGCAGGGGTTAGTACCAAACTCATAGTTAGGATCACGCCTACCATACTTCTCAGCTTGCTTCTTACTTGCTTGACGATTAAATACACCACGTTCTCCTGACTTACTTGCTACTAGAGCTTGCCATTCCCGCATAAATGTTTCTATATGAGGTTTTTCAGTGTAAGCTACAGAGTTATTAGCTAATGACCTGTAACCAAAACGATAAATATTTTTCTCAGGTTCATCCCACCACTGCCCAGACTTGGCGTGACGTATGCGATCATCATCTAGGTCAGACAAAGATATCATAGCACTACGGCGTACACCGCCTACAACAACTATCTCACCAATCTTACACATAAGATCGTGGCACTCAATGCTAGATAACTTACGATCTTGTGCGCCCTTAAATGTTTTTATAGCAAAACTAAATAGATCAACAAGTGGCTCTGGACCTGATGCCCTACCACCAAACGTTTTAAGCCTAGAACCTGCAGGACGTACCTTACTTATATCCCACTTAGGGATCTCACCAGCCCATAGGAGTGCAAGCACTTGTCTGAAAGCTTTAGCCCAACCTTCCTTACTATCCTTAACAACAACAGTAGTCTCACTGTCGAACAACTCAGGAACCTCAGGGAGCTTAGTAATGAACTGACGCTCAACACTGAAACCCACACCAGTACCACACAAGAGGATGAACATAGCCTCATCGAAGGACTTAGGGTCATCTACGGGTAGGTAGCTACAGTTATAACCTGCTGTATTGTCACGCTCAAGGGCAGGGCCAGCAGTCATCATAGCTCTCATGGATGGCATTACTTCTAGGTTTAGTATAGCATCACGTATTTTGTTTACGTATGAGTCCTTGCCAGCTTTAGTACGTACTACATTATCCATGTATCGTTCTACTGTTTCAGACCAAGACTCTCGCCCTTTACCGTCACGGTACTTAGCGTAGCGAGACAGAGCGATAAAGCTTTGGTAGTCTGTTGGTAAATAGTTATCCATTATCTGTTGTCTCCTGATCCACTTAGAACTCCACGCTGCTCTCTATCATCTAGCTTCTTCATGTTCATTTCCATGATAGTCTTTAAGTTACCACCAAAGATGTTAGCTAAAGCTGTAGCATAAAATAATACATCACCTAATTCTTTTAATACATCTTCATCTGAGAAACTATTTTTATCACGAAACAGTTTTTTTACTTTCTCAGATACTTCCCCTGCTTCTCCTACTAAACCAAGAGTATTCTCTACTAAACGTTCACGGCCCTTAGTAAATACTTTATCCTCTACAAACTGAGAGTAGAACCTGACAGGATCATTCTCATAGATTGGACTATTTTGAAACATGTCAAAGTAACCAAACGCTTTTAAATCAGTCTCATTAATCAACACACTCTCTCCTTAATATTTAAGTTGTCTACCTCTACATCATCTATATCGTAGAATGTATTACGAATAAGATCATATATATCATCTACGTGAGCTTCTTCTAAAGCTGAGAATATATTGTTATCATCATCTACCTTTAGAACAAATGTTACACTAAACTTTCTCATTTGTGTGTGTCCGTCCACCGTTTTCTCATCCTCTGTAAATACCATATTGCTTTGTCTATATCTTCTAAACCATTCTTATACTCGCATCTCCACATATACTTTAGTACGTTAGCTGCATGTGGTGCTATAGATCCAGACATGTTCTCAGTCATAGCTTCTATTGCATCAATGCATTCAATACCAGCGTGATTGTAGTGTACTGGATTGTTTACTGCATCATGTGTGTTACTCATGCGTTACCCTGTGTTTTAGTAAATCTAGTTAAGCGTACAACTTTACCATTCGTACCCTCTACTTCTTCATACTCTGTTGTTCTGTCATTGTCAACCCCTATTAATTCATTTCGTTTTTCTTCTACTAAATCATATAAGTCTTCATCCGTTTGTGCCATCTCTAAGAATGTTCCCATAAGAGTAGCCAGATGTACAAGGTAAGCTATTGTTTCCTCATTAGATCTATTAGTTGGGCCTACTGATAAAGCTGTAGAAAGTTCACCTGACCACTCACCATACTCATCAAACTCTACAGGTCTTAGTAGTATAGCTACTTCATCATCTTTTAATGTGTAAGACATTACTCTATCCTTTTGTCTCCCTTGAAAGGGATGCGTTTTAAAGTTAAAACTTTTCCTTTTTCTTTAAGCCAGGATTCTGGTATGACACGATGCGCCCACATAAACTCTGACTTATCACACCAATCACAGTACCTACTCTTAGCACCCTTGTATAGCTTTGCTTTAGCATTACTAAATACAAACCTTATATCTAACTCTGGGTGTTGCTCTCGTACTGCTAGGTGCTTTCTTCTATCTTCACTATCAAATATACCCTTAGTCTCTATGATAATACCATTATCCAAAACAAAGTCAGGTGTGTATGTCCTGTAGCGTAGGTCTTCCCACTCTATCTTTAAGACTTCATACCTGACTTTATCTTGATTGTCTTTTAGGTACGCAGCGGTAGTCTTCTCTAAGCCACTGCGATACCGTCTAGAGCTATGCCGCCTCTTCGTTGTCATCTACTTCTTCATCTGGATTAAGTGATGCCTTTAAACGATTGGCTAAGATGTTACTTACAGTGCGAACACTGGCTAACTCATAGTTCAACTGCGTTTGTACAGTTGAGTTGTATTGTAGCTCATTGATTAGAGCCTGTTGATCTTCTGAGAAATCTTCTGTCTCATATTCTACTTCATCAATAGTTACTTTTGTCATTATCTATCACTCCATAAGCTGACATATTCTACTGTTGGTGGGGTTTTCTTTCCACTATATACCTGAGAAGGTAATGCTCTTAGTGTAGGCCAACATTTGTGCCTGTGTGCACAGAAGCCACACGTTTTACTTAGCTTGTAGTTGCCACTAGCCTTACCACGATATGTTTCTGGCTCAGCCTCAAAGCAACGCTCAAAGGGTTTATCATTGTCTAGGTAATCATAGGTATCCTCTATCTTTTGTAGTACTTCTTCTTTGTTTACCTCAGAGGCTGACACGTACTTGAACTCACCATTAGCTTTGTTGACTACCCACCAGCCACCTACGCCTTTACCTGCAGCAGTAGCGTAGCCTACAAGCTGTGACACATAACCAAATGTATCACCCTTGTTTAGTGTATGGAAGTCTTCAAACTTATTAGTGAATGACCACGGTGAAGCAGACTTAACGTCATCTACTTTACCATCTAGTACCATGTCATACTCACCACTAACCTCACCACCATTAGATAACTTTAGTGTTACCTTATCGTTGTCATCAAATGATGTACCTGATGCTCTGAGTAGTCCTTTGAATACAGCCTCAACTATATCACCAATGACCATGTTGATCTTGAATGATACAGGCAAAGGTTCTGCACCCTCAGGCTTATTTTTATCAAACCAAAGCTGACACTTAGGACGCCCAATGTTGGACATCCTCTTTTTAAATACTCTCTTCTCAGAGTTGAACTGCTTATGCAGTGCATCCTTAATATCTTCAGCTACCTTATCAATAACTTCTTGAGACATACTTGCCTC